CCGCTGGTGCCTCCAGTTCTTAAGTTGTTTGATGTCAATGCAGTGATAACTTCTACACTACTCACACCAGCTGCATTCACAAAAATCTCATTAGGGGCTGAGCGTATTTCGTAGAGATCACCAAAAGATTTTAGTGGGTCTAACGGCACTAGTACCACGGAACTCACGATTCCACCCATGTTGCGGTGTATGTATGCTGCCAGTTCAGAGAAATAAAAGATATCTCCAAAATTCCATGCAGCAAGGCTAAAGTATTGATCAAGATTGGCCACCACTAGAGTTTTGATTTCACTTTCACTGGCAGTTGAGTTTGCAGCACGGATCACCTTGATGGTAGCGCGAAGATTTTCGGCTGCCTTGGGGCCAAACAAAGGCTTGAATGTGACTGAATTTATCACCACATTGTCCGAGATCATTTTGTAGTTGTTGAGCCCTTGGTAGGCTGTGCTGAGTTCATTGATTGTGGGAACATCAGGCTTGACTACTGTGCCGGTGCTGTCTCTGATCCAGTTGGTATATGCAGTGTAATAACTCTGTGTGACCACATACAAATCAATGATGTTGGTGGTGCCTGGATCTATACGATCTGTGAGAGGAGCATTGTGTCTGTATTGAAAATATAGACTTGGACGACCCACTCTGGCCAACCAATCCGCAGTGACATCAATTAAAGTTCTTACATTGGTACCACTGAGTACCAGTTCATAAAATGCACCAATTTGTCCTGCAAGAGATCCGATGTAGATTTCCTGATCATATGCGTAGAATATCTGTCCAATGATGTATTCGGACTTGACCAATTCAATGTCGTCCTGTGTGGCATAGGTGCTGTTTACTCGAGCTGGTTCAACCAAGAGATATCGTTGTAAGTTATCAAAGTCCACAGTGTTTTCAAAGAACACATACTTGGTGGTTGGATTCACATCAGGAGCCACAATTTCGTCAAAGAAATCTGGGTCATCGGCTATGCCATCACTGTCGTTGTCTCGATAACTGACTATGACCTGATAGTCGTCCACAAAGCCATCAGATTGTACAGGTTGTCCGATAATGCTGAGATAGATATCACTGGGCAATGGGCTGTTTGAGTCAGGAAGGCTGTTGGTTCGTAACACATTTACATAATCACTGATGGTGTTGCCAGTTCTTGGATCATAGATACGATTTCCGGTTTCAAAGAAAAATCTAGTTTGCAGTACTGATCCAAAATTGTATACCAATGCACGACTGGTCACAGTGTATTTTACACCGTCAGTCACGGCCTGTATCATCCAGGAAGCATCTTGATTGGTACCTGTGGTGCTTTGTGCATTGGCCAGACTGAAATCTGCATCCACCGCAAGGTTGTTAGATGTGATCAAGTACCAGGTCTGTGTGAGGTTGTCATATCCCAGGCCAAAATTCCTGTACAACAAGATCTGATCCGCTACGCTGGTTTCAAGACTGGTGGGAATATCTGTTATCAGCAATGGAATTACCTGAACTGGAATAGCACCTGTAGGCACGAAGTTGTTCAATACTACCGGTCCTTGACCACTCAATCTTCCTGAAGTGAAATTACCCTGACCTTGATTGGTACCATCTAGATATATGCTTACAGGACTGGCCCACAATTCAAGACGTTCAGCTGCCAGGGTAGGGATTCCCAGTCGTAGTCGATTGTTAGAATCAAAATAATAGCCAGCAGGTGCAGCAAATTTCACCAAGCTACCCACCTGTATGTACTGGGTGTTGGTACTGGAATAGGTGCCGATGGCAGCAGGATTTCCTGATGCATTCACAAAGTATCCTGAAGTTTCGTTGGCCAGGGTGGTACTCTGGCGCCAGGTTAGGTTGTTCACCAGCAGGTTGGGCCTGACGAAATTAGCATAGTAGAATTGTGTGAATGCATTGGTAACCAACAGCGGTTGTATCTGATTGGTGATCACACTGGCCACTTCATTTCTCGTGATCCAGGTGAACAAAAATGTAGGCAGTTGATTTTCTTGCCAGATAGCACCGTCACTGGCAAATATGTTGGTAGAACTGTATTTGCCAGTGTTGTCCACCAGGTCAAGATATCGACTGGTGCCGATGCTGGCACGATTCAGCGCATAACTCTTGATGATGCTGTTGTAAGCAGTGAATGGAAAGTTGGTGTAGTCTTCACCATTCACCATGCGATTCTGTGTGTAGTATCTGGCTGGAGCACGTTGTTTGATCTGGTCCAGAGTTTCTCTGGCCTGTGCATTGCTGACCGGAGTGGTGATACCACATGTGAATGTTATGGTCTGTAATTGTCCCGATCTACTGACATAGCTGATGGGTATAGCCACGCTCTGCATCTCGTCAGGATTGATGATGTATGTTAAACCATTGCTGGCCCGAACATAGCAGCGAAACAATCCCACTGGCACACTGGAGAACACTCCGTCGCCAAAGGTCAGTGTGATCTGGTCGTTTGCTCTGCTGGTCACAGAAAATAGTTTGCGTTGATCCGGTGCCAATTGTTCTTGTGCTGCGGCATATACCGATTCCACATATTCCCATTCGGCTGACACATTGCCCACGTTGTCTAGTTGAAACAACCAACGATCTTCATTGTTCACACCTTCAATGTTGATGTCCACTGTGCGATTGGGGATACGTTCGGCAAGATTAAAATCTTGATTCTGAAGCACTCCCTGTTTGAAATAGAAGAAATATCCTGTGTTGGCGCTGGCAAATCCCAACGCATCATTGCGGAACAACAGATTAAAGATACCATTGGGCAACGGAGAGGGTTCATACACAAATGGTGCAGTAGCCGGTGTTCCCACTGATGTGGAATTGACTGCTTCAAAAGGCATGTTCACCCCGTCCACTGTGGCAGTGTACGGAAACACCGGTAAGAATCCCGGCACCAAGTTGATGCTGTATTCTGATGTGTCCACGCCCAGAATAGTGGTGCGATTTCCTGGGCGACCCACACGCTGAGTATTCACCAAAGCTGCGTTGATAATGGTGGCGAACTGTTCAGCCCAGTTGAAGTTTGTGGGATCATTCCAGTTCACTGTGACGCCGCCAAGATCAATACCGTTAAAGTCAACAACATTTTCTGTGGTCTGAACTGAAAATACCTTGAGATATCCCTGTGCTTCTGTGTTGCGCTTGGGAGTGTAGCTGACCAGATTGGCCAGTCGTACCACACTGTCTCTACGCTCGGCTGTGTCAATGTAATTTTCGCGAGTGTTGAGATCGTTTCGAAAACTCATGGCCTGACCCATGAATGCGATCACATCCAGCATGGCAATAAATTCTGATGATTCAATGTAGTCATTGAATGTTTCAGGATAATATTGACGTAGATAGTCTATGAAACTTTTTCGTAAAGCTTCAAAGTCGTAGCTCTGGAAATCAGCTTCTCTAAAAGTCTGATAGATACGTTTCCAGTCTTCGACTCCGAATACAACTGTTTGTCTAGTGGTGCGTGCCATAATGTTTTATTGTTTTGTTATTTACCAACAAAATAAACGGCTAACTTAAAGCAAAGGTTGCCAGGCGTTGTTGTTGATCAAAAAACACACTTAATAGTTCAGCGTTGGTGTTGGGAGCAAATTGTATTTCTAATTCTATCAACACACCGTTTTCCTGGGGAAATATCAATGCATCAACGAGATTGACTCTGGGGTCGCCTCCGGCCACACGCTGTACTTCCTTGAGTATGTTACTGAGAGTGGTCTGATCTTGGCTTTCAAACAAGAAACTCCACAAGATGGTACCATACCCTGGACGGCCGGGCAATTGACCTTGCGTGATATTAAAAGCGTTGAGCAGATCACGCTTGATCAACTCAGTATCCACCAAGGTGAATTTTTTATATTGATTTTGAGTATTGAATCCAATAAATGTAGACATACGATATTTATGGAGGCGAAGACGCGCTCACAGGTCCCAAACGATTCAGTGCTCCAACGATGACATCCTGATTTGCGCGAGCCTGTGCTATCTCGGCTCGATATCTAGGAATTGACTTGATCGCATCTGCTGCACGAACAGTATCTCCCACATCGGCAAAGTAGGCCCCGAACTTTTCTGCATCTCTGATTTGCCGTTCATTGATACGTATGAGATCGCGCATGTCTTCGTAGAGTTCGTTTAGAATTCGTCTTGCTGTGGCCGGTCTCAAGGCATCGAGTTGGGCTGCTGTGAGCACAGGTGTGGTAAGCGGTCCGGTATATACCGCGTTGGTTGCAGCAACAGTCGCGGCTGCTGGCGGTGAAAAATCCGGAGTCTCAATTTTGGCATTACCAATTATTGCAGATGTGGCCTGGTTCACATTGGTTCGATTCACTGTGCTGGTGAACCCTTTGGCTGCTACTACTCCTGCCTGTAACGGATTTCCTCCACCGGCTATGGCTGCATTGACATCGGCAAATGCCTGACCAAACTGTGCAGATGTGGCAAAATTGTTCATCTTGTTCACAAGGTCGCCGGGCGCCTTGCCATTGAGCCAGGCGGTGGCAGTGGCAGCTCCAAATTTGGTAGCGGTGTTCAACAGTGGACCCAGCTGGCTGGCTATTTCCGTGCCCTTGATAGTGCCCAACTGTTTGAGTTGATCAAAATTTGCACTCATCAATCCTTGTTGCACACGAGTCTGCAGGCCGCTGTTGTTCAGTACTGAATCTAGATTCACAGCACCTAACTTTCCGGTCCATGACGTAGGACTGCTTAGGATCTCCTTGAACTTGTCCGGAACCTGTTTGATCTGATCTGCAATTCCTGGTTTGATCAATCCCGACAGTTGCAGTTGATTTGCGTCCAGCCCAAATTGACCAAGACCTTTGGCATTGGTTATGGCGTTGGCTGCTTGATTCACCGATGCCGACGCCTGTGCTACCAGGCCTTGTATCTGATTTGATGCAATGGTTCCAATATTTAGAGAACTGATTTTGGTATTCACAAAATTGCTCACTGATATGGCATTGGGGATCAATGCTCCCAATTTTGTAGGTAGATTGATCGAGCCGCCAATTTGTTTTGTGAGCTCTGTTGCTTTGGCTCCGATCTGTGCCAGGGCCGATGATAGTCCTCCCGAGGCCTGAGTGACTGCGTTGACCACACCACCCACCGGAATACCGGTTAGGCCACCACTGGCCAGTTGTTTATCAAATATTGCCTTGGCCTGATCAAATGTGGCGCCCGAAGGACCTTGTATTTCAAACACCTTGCCATCGGGACCTGTGAATTTAAACACGCTCATGATTTTCTCACTAGACTCCAGTCAGTGGCCACTGGTTCAGCGGCTGGTGGTGGTGTGGGCGTGCCTTCAGTGAGATTCACCGTGGCTGCCACACCTTGATTGTGGTAAGGATAAGGTTCGTGAGTGGGTGCCCGTGTTACAATACTTTCCAGTCCATTGGGTTTAACTTGCCATCCAGTTGAATTGTCAAATGTGGTATCATTCAATGTGGTCTTGGGATACAGTCGAGGTATTGCAACTGATGCTGCACCGCCGCCGTTGAGATCAATACGACTTGCGTTGAATTTCAACCCTGATCCGCCGCTCCAAGATCCGCCGCCTTCGCTTTGCAATGCCAAGGTTCCATCACTGCGTACACCCACGATTGTCTGACTGTACAAGGTCATGTCACCTTGGCTGGCCATGCTCAGTGTGGTAACAGCACCGATGTTGGTAGCAGCATTGGATTTCATGTTGATGTTGCCACCGGCAAACATGTTGATGTCTTTGTCCGCATGTAGGTTTATGGTGCCTCGAGTTCTCACATTCACTGAGTTGGTAGAAAAGATGTCTACAGTGCCCTCTTGTCCCAGTTCAATCCAGGTCTGCCCATTGGCATGAATGATGTAGAAAAAGTTTTCACTGTCGTTCATCATGAGCTGATGACCTTTGGATGTTCTCAGTCTTACCAGTGCATTGTTATTTTCTAGGTCGCCATCGTCCATGACCAGGGTATGACCACCAATTCGACCAAGCACCTCGGCTTGTTCAGGCGTGACTGCTCCTTCAGCAAGTTTTTGTTGGATATTTTTTGAATCCAATCCCCGATAGATGGGTCGACCCGGAGTAGATACTCCGTACACTGTGCTGGGGCTTTCTCGCTGTGCATTGGAGATGATAGGACCTCGTTCAAAATCGTTGACCAGGCCTTGCTGGAAAAACACAGCGGCTTGATAACTGTGTACCGGTTTGGGTTCGGTAAAAAATCTTCCATCGTTATCAATTGCATCATTGCTGGTGTTGATTTCAGTAACCGGCAACTGCGGAGAATTGGCAAAATACGCGGCCTGGGTTTTATTACCTGTCACGTACTCAGTAGCAGCACCAATGGCCGGTATCATGTGATTCAGTGCATTGTTGATCACACACCCAACATAGTATCCCTGGCTGGGATCTCCTTCCACAAAGAAACACAACACATCTGTGCCTATGTCCGGTGGAGTGAACCACATGCCATAACTCTGTTGATTTCCTGGGTACTCTCCTGCTCCTGTATTGGGGCTGTTCTTTGGAGTGACTCCATAAAAAGGAGGAAGATAGTTGACCCACCGCCATGACTGAGGATTGTTATCTGGACCAACTGCAAACTGCTGAATACGCACCTGTAGTCTGCCAGTTCTTATGGGATCCACGTTGTTCATTACTTTGCCAATGAATGGTCCCATTTCAGCAGGTTTGCCGCCGCGATCAAATCGATAGTTGCTGGTTCTTCCTGACAGTTGTTGATTGTTTATGGTCATTGACGTTTGCTTTCTTTATGCATCTTTTGCTATGAGCTGAGGAGCAGCTGATGTTCCTGCCAAACTTGGATTGTTGGCACCGGTGCCAAATCCGCCTGATCCGCCAGGCGGCAATTTTTGAGGTCCGGCAAATGTTGTCAAGTCTGCAGTCTCTACTACAGGTGGTGTTGCGGCCAATGGTTGGGCGATGGTATTGCCTGTGATCGCGTTGCCCGATGATTCAACTGTGGGACTGACTCGATATTGATTGAGTATGCTGGCCTCGGCTGCTTTTTCCACGCCGGCAAGCCTGGGGAGACCGCCGGAAACACTTTCGCCTGAGGTGATGCGTCGTGCTTCGTCATCAGCAGCAGCATCAGCCAAGATGGCATCCTTGGTGATTTCAGTGGTGGTCTGCTTGCCATCCATCAACCACACTCCTGCGAGTTCTTGTGTGAATTTGCCGCGACCAAATTTACTCTTGATTCCTGTGGTTTTATAAATCACAGATTGCTGTGCGATGCCAGCACGACCATTTTCACGGTCGGCAAAATAGTTGTTTTGGCCAGGATCCATGAGTCCGGTATCGAGATTGTAATCCACTGGTCTATTCCAAGCAAATTCAAAATATGGTGATCCGGCGCCGTAGTTGATGGTATCATCGGCAAAAAACGGTGAGACGACGAATGTACCGGGTTGTGGAGTCTTGGGCGACGGTATCCAGGCAGGATCTCCAATGATGTTCAAATTTATCTTGGCCAGATCAGCAGTGTACAACATGTCGGCTGCATTGGCTGCTGGCTCAAATGTATTTCCGGCAGCACCTTCTCTTGTTTGATTGCTGGCCGGCTGGAATCTTTTTCTCCAGACCAAGCTGCTGTTCACATTGTTTTGTATGTATTGTGCCTGTTCCAATCCAGATGCACTGATTGTCTGCGCCCATAGGTTATTGAAACTTTGCTCGTATTGTATTACCTGTGTGTTTTGTCCAGTGAACCAATAGTTATACACTTTGTGTACACCGCGGAATGGACCCGGATCAAAGTATTCACTGGTCACG